GGGGATGCCTCTGCAAACCCCTAGCCCATATGGAGGAAACAACCTCACATATGCTCATCGCCACCGACGTACCAGCATGCTGGCACGACGGCTCGTGTACTTACTGACGGAGAAGCTCTCACGATCGGTTATCCGATCGTGACGCTTGTTCTGTATTTGCCCGTCTATTTGACGGGTAACTTCTGACGCATTAATCGGTGATTCATAACCTACTTCGGCAAAAAACCTTAGTAGCTGTGACCACCCATCGATGTGTTGGATAACAGAAGGGGACTTAACATCGTAAACGAGGTATTCGGCCTTTTGAAGGGCTTTATTCCAGCGTTTACGTGTAGGCTCCCAACCAGTCGGTACTGACCACAGACTGGGTGCTGAAAGATTCAGACCCATGCTCGGAATCTTGCCATAAACAGCAAGAAGCTTACTGACTATTAAGTCGTAAGCGTGGTAGCACTGTCTACTCCAGAGTGAATTAGCATAGCTAATCCATGAGGTGTAAACATCAGGGCGGCGAGATGACGACCAGACTGTTCGAAAACGAACAGGAGTGACGTTGACACCGTTGAAGGCGTCGATGCCACATGACTCTCTAAAGAGTCCACTGATACAACTCTTGTCACGGTTGATTTTCAACCCAAATGATTCGAGAAGTTCCATCGCGTTCACGGCGTAAGCCGTCGGGACGATGACGTCATCACCGTACACTAAGATACCATCTCTGGTATCTGCGTCCGGTGCCCCAGCAGTAAGGATGGCCCAGATTGTGAGCGCCAAAACGGGAAAGCATAAGCTACTCCCCATTGGCGCGAACTTTCTAAGCGGTAATACCTCACCATCCGGTAACACCGTCGATAAACTCCTACAGGCTTCAAGATACACCAAAAGGTGTTCAGGGAACAGTAGGCGAACCAGATCAACCGAAACTCTATCCGAGGCCTCATTGAGGTCAAGAGTAGAGTACCTGCCAGTTGAGGACCCCAAAAGGGCACCTCGACCGTTAGGTGACTGATCCGTGAAGAACACATTCCAGCGGGTTGCCGGATGCAGTTCTACATGCTCGACGATAGCCTTACCTAGTCCTTGCTGAATCCATTGAAAATCAACGGGTTCGCAAGAAATTAGGCGGGGGCCGCGGGAATCCTTCGGGACGAGGAGAACCCTCGCCGGAAGATCCCTATCAGTGATCGATTCAAATCGATCACGTCTATCACAGACATGACCCAACGATGCAAAGAAATAAGCATCAAGAGGGTACATATGCGTGATCCGTCCGCTGACGTTCGTCCAAACATATTTGGCACTGAGCTGTTGCTGGGTAGCAACAGCACCAGGCCCATGTTTCGGATGAATATCAAGCGGATCAAATAAGCTAAATACTCTATTCAAGAGTATTCTAGCCTCGCGCACTACTTCTGGCAGGCAGTCTCGAGCTGAAGTTTCTCCAGCCTGAGTGAGCAGGTTTTGCAACCTACCACGCCTGCAGTTAGCAGTGTTAACAGCAGTCTCGTTAGCAATTTCTGCAATACGAGCTGAATGAGTCGATAGATCATCCTCTGTTCTTTTGAACTTTTGGATGACTTGTTGTTCTTGTTCATCGGTATATGGTAACTTGTACTTATAGAAACAGTACAAGATCAACCGTATGTCCTTAACGCATTTAGCGCATGGTAGCGGAAGGAGTGCACCATCTGGTTGGAGTACAAGGCTGAAAAGCTCACCTAGAAACCTAGGAAGCTTAGACTGACCAAGGGTTTTAAATCCGAGTTCAGTTGGGTTCAGTACTGTATCTCCTGCAAGGCACCTATCAAGGGCCTTGCCCAGACGAGGCAAAGTTTTCGTGAGAAAACTTAATCCTTCCGTACGTGTTCGGCGTTTGACATAAGTAATCGTCAAACGAAGTGCACGAGTGTTGAACACTTCTCCATGAGCGTTTTGAACGTCACGAAGGAGTGCAGCGATGAGTTCAACTTCATCTAGGCTCTTATCAAGGTCCATAATGGTACCTTTCCTAGAGCATGCACACCAACGTGATCCGTCACTAGTTACCAATGCATCCATCAATAATATGGCTCGCAAAGCGAAACCACTTAGAGATACCTTCCTTTCGTCGGTACCAAACGGTGAACGTGCCAAAGGCACGAAGACCAGCTTGGCAATCCAACGAACGGTCGGCGGAGCTTTCTGGATAGGATCGCTGATTCAAATGGGCGATAGCATTTACGTAAACGTTCCTTGCCAAGTGGCAAACAACGTTATCACGCCAATGTTACCGGCCAATGATCCGCAACTCCAAGTCCTTGAGCTCATCTAGATACAGAGGCTAGCACGTGATTGATCGATCAGAGTAAGACTCGGATCAATCAGCTAGTTAGGAGAGGAGGATCCGTCCTCCTCTCCTAGTTTCGCTCACGAACTAGAGAACCTGCGACTCCAAAATAGTAGGCTTAAAGCCCGCCATTAAGGAGTACTGCAGCTCCGTTACCAGTGCCATCGAAGAGGACAGTCGTTGCCGCACCAGTTGTGGCGCAGAACGAAAGAACCTCAGCGATGACATTTGCGGCTTCGGCTCCAGTACTGGAAGCCCCGACCGGGTGGTCGAGGACCAGATAGGACGAAGTCGTGATCGGAAGAGTTGCGTCGACGCCGGACATGGTGGTCTTATCGACCCTCACGACCGAACGACGACGTTTCTTCAGACCGGTACCCGTCTCCTGATGTTGTATTGTCAGGCGATGCGGGAGTGCGGGGCTCTCGTTAATTTGAGAGAACACGCGCTTACGATCGAGCTGCTCGAGATGAGTCATTTCGACTTCAGTCCCGGCAGAGTTCTTAACTTCGTTGGTGTTGAGTGTATTACTCAGCATGCATTTGTGGTGCGACTAAAGAGTCGCGTTGCTGTTTTGGACCAAAAGGTCCTTGAAGAACGTACCAAGTTTAACTTTCTTGATACGTCCGGTTAGGTGCCTACGTCGTGAAAGCACGAGCGCAGCACCCAGGCTAAACTCTGTAAGAGATAGCCCGCTCGATTCAATCGAGCTGACCGACGGATAGCCAACTGATCGGCGATAAGCCGACTCGTAGACTACCGGCAGCCTAGTTCTTGAGTTTGACTCGACAGCACCAATGGTTCCATTTGGCGTAAGCCATTTGGTGACCATTATACGGCGCTGTCGCTTGACAGACCACAAGAACTCGAGTATGTTTATCTGCGGCTTCATGTTCTCCAATTTGAGACTGTCAAGGTATTGGCCAACGCCAAGTACCCAATCAATCACAAATGACCAAGGAACTGCATTCCAGATGATCTGGGGGTTAAGGTTAACCCCGAAAGCATCGAGAAGAGACAGTAATCGCGCATGCGCGATTTGGTATCCACTATAATTAAAATTATAGCGGATTTGAGCATGAAATGCTGTAGGATCATATGATACCGAGCGTGAGAGATTCTGAACGTTTAGAGGATTCAAGCGATACTGATCGCTGAAATACCCTACGTTTAGCTTCTCATCATACTCGTCCACAAACTCCCTCCAAACCCAGGCAAAATGCCTGTTTTGGACGCAGCCCGAGCGAGTGACGAGGTCGTTTATACGACGTTCGAGACGCTTCACAGCCAGGAAGATCCCGGCTATGTCAGATATGAGAGGACTGATGTTAAACTTCCACTGGAGGTAAACATCCGAACTCACACGGAGGTCCTCGCGCTTCTGCTTCACTAAGTTACCAATCGAGCGTTTAAAACTTTTAAACGCAACGAGAGATGGCTTAGCTACATGCTGAAGAACGCCAGAGACTGTCTGCTTAAGAGAAACTAAATCTTTCAATTCCCAAACGGAGTTGACAAGAGATAATTCCTTCTTGATGGATGGTAACATGGTCCGCAAGGACCGTGAAAGCAACTCATCAAGATTGTAGGGCTGGGGCACGAAGCCCCCGTCCTGCCTTTTAAGGTAGAAAAGCGGAAGCTCGCTATCGAGCATACCGCCATCTCCGTACGGCTGTATGGTGCCCGTGGCACCATACTGAGTATAACCTGCATATGGGTCACGACCTTCACCGAAATAGTGATTGGGGTAATACCCCCACTGATCAGTGAAGACCGGAAACCCCACATTCGACTGAGGTTCTCCTAAGAGCACTTTGTAGTGCTCGAAGGATTTCGCAGCCTTATGTGAACCGTCTGAATTAGGAGTAATCTCTTCGTACAACTCCTGCGAAGGAGCGTACGGTTGGATGTGCTCATGATCCGGATGGTCTGCCGTCGTACCAGAAACACACCGAAAGGTGATAGCTTCTGAGCGCGATGGTGAGGTTCTTTCTCTGTAAGCCGTTTTCATACTGCGTGGATTGTTGAAGTATTCAACATTAAGGGTTACGCCCAACAGGGGCG